TGATGAACAACTCACAAAGGGGGGTTAGTAATACCCCAGTCCAAAGGACCTGTTGCCTCTTAGTTGTGTGAACAACCGTTACTCACATAGGGAGGTGTGTAAAACCCCGTCGGAACAGACTGTTGCCTTAAAATAACCCTGTGGTTATTGTTTTAAAACGCATCTAGAATAGATGTATGAAAAGTTAGCTACCTGGTTAATCTTGTAATAAACGTAACCTGGTGCACAACTGTTTCATTTTTGACAACAGGTATGACATTTGTGAATCTGTCATATCAATAGTTATCAATTCTTTTATAATATCCAATTTTGTGTTACAATTATCTAAATCATAAGATTCAATGTTATCTTTTTCAATCTGATTGATGAAAGATATCAAAAATTCTTTGTCTTCGCAAATTGTCCAATCCTCTTTGGATGTTATATTTTTATTTTCTTGTAATTTTATTAACTTACTGGGATCAACTTGTCTTGTTGACGTTAAAACCGAACCACTACTTGATTCGCCCTTTGTATTTGAATCTAAATTCTTTATTTGTTTTCTATCTACTAAAATTCCTTTATTGTCTGAATCTACCTCATCCTTACTAATTTTCGCTTCTCTGATTGCAGATTTTGTTGATAAAGCTTTCAATTCATTCCTTGATAAAATTTGTGGTGTTGCAAGATTATGATCTACTCGTTCAATAAAAATATCTAATGACACAACAGTATTGTATGATAATAATGGTATATCAACAACTGATGTAGATATAGTATTAAATTCATATAATCCAGATGATAAACCTGAATCCGATTCACGAGACAACAGGAAACCAAAGGTATCACCACGAAGATCATTATGACCCAAGTTTGTTAAACCCAAATTTGAAATACCAGGTGGAACAGATGAATGAACAGCAGGTACATTTAGAGATGGTGTTCCCGCACCAATATACATGTAGGTAACTCTAAAACGTCCTTGCAATTGATTATTTGTGTTATCAATAACCAATCTTAAAGAAGTCCCAGTACCTGTTGTTGAGACACCAAATGGTACAGCACCAGCAGTTGTGAACGTAGTGACTGTTCCAAGGAACCCAGTCATTAACAAATCTGTTTTAATATGCTGATTGAATATTTGTGCTGCAGTTTCTAATATTGGTCTTGATAGTCTCACGTGATAGGTAACCCACAATTCACCCATGGTAACATTGTCAGCCTGTTGGCCAATTGTAGCAATTGTTGTGTTACCTAAAACTGAAAATCTTGCATCACCACTTGCTTGTGTATAATTAGTTATACCTGGAACTACATATTGTGTTCTAAGGACATTACGTTTTGGATCACATTCAATCGGATGCATGAAATTCGAGTATGGTACACCACTACTTGAAAATTCTGCAGCCTCCATCTGTCTTTTTGAGTTGAATGTTGTATCATAAGGATCATAATCCGTAGCCATTAATACAAGACCCATACCTGGCACAGCAGATGTGTTTGAAGTACCACTTGAACTTTTGTATTCAAGAATCATACCTAACATTTCAAACTCCTCATACAAGGATGCAATTTGACTCATCCATGGAAATAAGGATGGATTACCGGGATTTATGGGGTATGTAGTAGTTCTAAAGTTTATAGATGACAAAACATCAGCTACATATTCCCTATGTGAAAATATAATGTCACTTCCTCTCCCTGAAGTTGAAAAAGATGGAGGTGATTGTGTATCCATTCCCTGGACCAAGTTCTCACCCGAAGGATGAAGGAGAGTATTTCTCTTTATTGTATACTTTCCCATCCCAAAAACACGTGACAACCATGATCCTGCATTACCTAACTGTTTCCCAATACCAAATTCAGAACCAATTGCATTACCAATTTTGTTTGCTACTTTATTAAAATTTGAAGCCCCTTCTCTTTCATTCTCATTTAAATTACTCCATGCTTTTTTTCCCCAATCTAATGCATCACTAAAATACCCTCCTCTACCTCTAATTTTATTAACTTTTTTTGGTAATTTATTAACCAATTTAGTTACTTTTTTTATTGTTTTTTTTTGTTTTTTTAATTGACTAGACATTTCTTATAAGTGCCCTATTTTGTTAATTGTGAGGGTTTTGTTACACAAACTGGCTCGAGCTATACTGTGCCAGAAATTTCCTGTGTTACAATTAACAGTGTTTTCTAATATAATTCTACTTCTATTTTTGCATTACTCATTGACTTCCGGTCAATTTTATCGCCCTGATCTCTAAACTACAACACTCTAACCGATCCTATTGCATCTCGAGGACACAGTTTTAATTAGAATTAAAACTATCAAATGTATTAGATTATTAACATTTGCTACGTGGATAAACGTATGGACCACTAGTATCA